TTTGACGATTGATAGAAGAGAAAATAATCATACCCATCAAATTGATAAACTTTCGAGGGACGAAATTGTAGGTAGACTTGCTGAACTTCGAAGATCTTATCCTCATGCTTTTGCTGATAGAGAAATGAAAGTAATTAAAGATGTCAAGAACAGAGAAACAACTATGGAACTCATTGAAGAAACACCTGCCGAAAAAAACATTCTCACAGAGAATTGAAAATCGGTCTGGTGCTGGAGTGCCAGATATATATTTGTGTATAAATGGTGTCCCTATATGGTTAGAATTAAAACTAATAAAAAATAATACTTTAGACATTCGTAAATCACAGATTGCTTGGCATACCTCACATTCTTTTTCAAACGGAGTTAGTTTTTTCTTGGTTAAAGACCCAAGAACCAGCAACCTATTTTTATTTGAAGGTGTGCTTGCCCTCGATTTGCGTGCGTGTGCGTTTGATAATATCAAAGACAGGTCTTTGATATGTGCGTGTGCGTCTGAAGATTTTTGGGTGCGTGTGTCTGACATAAGTCGGAAGTTATGGAATAAAAAAAGAAGCAGTAATTAAACTGCTTCTTTTACTTCGTCTAGATAGAAGAATTTTGGATTTTCAGAAGGTACAAAATTTTCTCTGTATGTATCTTTCCATGATACTTTCAACCCCCTTTCTTCTAAAAGTTTTTTGAGTTTTGGTGCGTCACAATCCTCTTCTAAATAAACACAGGCATTTGATGGATTATAAAAAGAAAAATTTGAAAATTCTTTTAATGTTATATTCCAGCCTTTTAAATCATAGTAACTAATTTTCGCCCAACCATGACTAGGGCTTTCTATTAATGGTATTTTAATATCTTTCATTTTTTATCCCTCCCTCTAATTTAAAATACTTATTAACATATCTAACATATTCATTTGCTTCTTTAATTGTAATAAACTCCTGAATACAACCCTCATCTTCGACATGGTACACATTAACCCCATGCTCATTAGTTACTTTTTTGATTTGTAAATTTTTCATTTTTTATCCCTCCCTCTAATTTAAATTAGTTAAAATATATTCACCCGATTTTATTTTCTTTTCGGTTTCTTTTTTGGTTTCTTTTAAAAATATATTTCTATACTTGCCAGTAGTAACTGAATAATCCCAGTAATGTTTATCAAGATAAATTGTTTTTTTATAATACCCGTGTAATGACGGGTGATTTTCGTCATCTTTCCAATCTACATCTTTTACCCACTTTTTTACTCTTCTAACAATAATAGAATTATAAGACTGAAAAAATTCTTCATCACCATGTATTATAATGAATTGATTTGCAACCTTATTGCCTTTACTACTTGTCATATTTTCTAAACTTAATTTTGTGTAATGGTATTCCATTTTATTCTCCTAATAAAATTATATTATATAATCCTAACATATCCTATAAATAAATGTCAACAATTAAATTTAAAAAAATTTAATTGTCTGCGTGTGCCTGCGTGTGCCTGCTGCGTGCGTGTTCCAATATGTCATGATAATCGTCATCAAAAGCAGCATCAACAAAATGTGAGTTGATGCGTGCGTGCCTGTTATCTTCTGTAAGAGAAGCCTGCTGGTGCTGGATCCTCCAAACATAACCATTCCAATTAAAACGATTGGAATGGTTTTCTGTTCTTAAAGTTTTCATTAACAAATTTTCCCTACTCTAAAACTGCCTTATAATAAATGATGTTTTATTCTTAAGTTTAATCACAGTTGTTTGTTCTTCAATATCCTCTATGGTTTCGTATTCCCTGCTATAATCTTCTTGAAATTCTTCAATGCTATTATATTCTGCAAACTCGCAAGAAAAAGCAACAATATCCATCTCTATATCTTCGCCAGTATCTTCGCTAAGTTCCCATAAATAATTATAAAGTGTTTCTAAACCCTCGTAAGAAAAATTATTTTTGTATTGTTCACGTCTATAAAAATGATCTCTAAATGTTGATAAAGTTATTGTATCTATTATTGCCATTGTTAAAACTCCTCTAATAAAATTTTTTCAATCTTTTGTAATTTAATTTTTAAATTTTCTTTTACTGCAAATTGTTTTTTTATGTTTTCATTTTCAAGTGCCACAAACTCGTCAATAAAATGTTTTTGACATAGTACAGTAAAATCAAATAAAAATTTATTTTGTTCTCTAGTTCCATTTAAAAAAGGCATTGTTAAAACTCCTCTAATTTATTATATTATTATCTTATATTATCCTATATTATATATAAAGTCAAGTTTCTTTTGTGCGTGTGTGCGTGTTGATAAATAGAGGCACGGCACAAAAAAAGAGGGCTTTCGCCCTCTTTTTTATACTTTTTCGATAGTCACTAATGATGTTTCATAATCTCGTAACTGTTCGTATTCTTTTTCAGTTATCTTGTAAGGACTATGCTGCACATGATAGTCAACTCTTCTAAGGATTTCCTCGTTTAACCAATCTTGAGCCTCTTGTTCATTATCAAATAATTCTGTATCAGGATCAGTGTCTAAACTATCAATGGCATATATTACTTTATACTTACTCATTTTTTTCTCCGTTAAAAAAGAGGGCTTTCGCCCTCTCGGTTAAAATTATTGTTCTAGTTTATGATGCTTATTTTTAAACATGAAAGTTAAATCAGTTCTCATAGCTCTATATGCTTTTTTCTTAATGTCATACAGCCCTATTGTATTATCAGACCATTTATGATGATTTATAATACGACCAGTAAACTCTCTTAATGTTTTATCTTTTTTCATAAAGTAACCAGTGAAATACTGACCACTTCCAAAAGTTTTTATAAGTTCATCTTTCATTTTTTTCCCTTCCTTAAAAAATTAACTTATATTATAATATAATATTTCCCTATATAAATGTCAATAAATAAATTTAAAAAATTTATTTTGTTCACATATGTGAACGGGGTTTTGTTCACATATATGAACGCTTGCTTGCTTGCTTGCTTGCTTGCGTGCCTGCCTAGTATAAAAAAACCAGCTAGATAAAAAAAGAACCAGCAGGTGCTGGTTCTTTGCTTCCATTTATTTCTACTCCATCTCACATTGTCCACATAGCCATTCTGAAACGTCATTACCATGACGACAGATGTACCATGGACGCTTCTTGCTGCACTCTTCGCACCGAGCTTCAGTACCATGTATCGTAGTGTTCCCACATTTGATCGGGACAAGTTTTACATCAGCATTCATATAACCACAGGGAACAACCTGCTCCATCATTTTACCACAACCCATTTTTACACCTCTTTCATCTTAACTTTTTTCCAAAGCAAACCATAATCTGTAACTTTTGATTTGTTAGCTTCGATTAAATTAATAATGCTCTTATTAATTTTAGCTGAAACTTTTCTACAACAAGTTTTGCTAAATCCTTTTTTGTTATATTTACCAAAAGAAAGTTTACACTGATGAAAATAGTATTGTTTACCTGTCGAAGAAATATCAGTAGGGTGGTAGTAGTACCACCCTTTGTATTCTGCACCATCATCTGATAAACAATGAACCCAAATGCGTAATGGCACACCATCATCTAATTCGCCCATAGTTCTATGATCGTAAATTTCTTTAAGTGTTAAATTACTCATCTGCTAACTCCTTAACTAATCTATTCCAAATTACATCCGTCTTATTTTGTATCTGACACACATCTTCATGAAGAAAACCTATTTTAGATCTATAATAACTAAGATCATGATCGTCATCATGATATAAAGCAATATCAATATCAGACCTTAACATATCAATAAGTATTTTAAGTTCATCTAATTTATAAAGAGAATCTTGGATTGCTTTAATTGCTTCATATTTATTTTTGCTCATTCTCATACTCCCATTTAGATATTAATTCCAATAACCCTTCTGCAAGTTCATTGCGACCTAAAGAAACATACTGATCTTGAGAAAAACACTCTTGGTACTTTAAATACCCGTGATCTTCTACTTCATGTTGTAAAAATTCTTTTATCTTTTTTAGTGTAGTCATTCTCATTTCCCTTTTTCATAAGCTAAAATTAAATCTGCAAAAGCCCATTTTCTTGTAGGTGCATCTCCTTTTAAATTAGTGTTATCTATACTCCATGTCCAATCTGTCATGGGTGTGCCTATATAACTAATTTCACCAATTTTTTCATTGCCAAAATAAGCCTCCCAATCTGAAACCCCAGACCACTGTCTAAATTCTCTTTCTTTTTCTGTATTGTAACCTTTTTTTGGTCTTTTAAGTTTATATTTTTTATCCCAATAGTATTTATCTCCTAACCTCATTTTCATCCTCCATAAAATTTTAATATATATTATCTTAAATTATTATATATTCCTATACAAAATGCAAGAAAAAAATAAAAATATATGTATTTTTATTAGATTTCCTTCTGTGCTTACTCGTTCACATATGTGAACGGGGTTACTGTTTAAGATATAGGGATATCCTGTCAAATAACTGACACCCCCACCCCCTTGCGTTTCTATATACAATATGCGTCAGCATATTGTATAGTTGGGTTGATAAATTCATTTAAATATATTATCGTTGGACCATGAGCCAAGTAGCAAGAACCCACAATGTTTCACGTGAAACATTAGACCTATTACCTGAAGAAGTGTTAAAAGAAGTCCTTTTGTTAGAAGAGCAGAAGAAGAAGCTAGAAACAAGAGACAAGGCAAAACAACACTTTATGGATTACGTACATCATGTGTATGATGGCTTTATTGTGGGGTACCATCACAAAATTATTGCAGAAAAACTAGAAGAAATAGCAAAGGGTAACTTAAAACGTCTTATTGTGAATATGCCTCCAAGACATTCAAAGTCAGAATTTGCATCCTATCTCATGCCTTCTTGGTTCTTGGGCCTAAATCCAAAGTTAAAAATTATACAAGCGACAATGAATACGGAACTTGCTGTACGTTTTGGTCGAAAGGTTCGTGATTTAATTAACGATCCGATTTATAAAGAGATTTTTCCAAACACAGACTTGAAACAAGACTCTCAGGCTGCTGGTCGTTGGGAGACAAGCGTGGGCGGAGAGTATTTTGCAGCGGGTGTAGGTGCAGCAATGACGGGTCGTGGTGCAGATTTACTGATTATTGACGATCCACACTCGGAACAAGATGCATTATCGAGTACAGCATATGACAATACTTACGAATGGTACACTTCGGGTCCTAGACAAAGGCTCCAGCCAGGAGGTTCGATCATTATTGTGCAAACAAGGTGGTCAAAAAAGGACTTAACAGGGCGATTAATCACGGCACAGGCAAAAGATATGATGGCAGATCAGTGGGAATTGATAGAATTTCCTGCAATTTTTGAGTCAGGCAGTCCTTTATGGCCTGAGTTTTGGGAAAAAGAGGAATTATTAAAAGTTAAAGCGTCTTTATCGCTAGGAAAGTGGAACGCACAGTGGCAACAGAACCCCGTATCTGAGGAAACTGCAGTAATTAAGCGAGAATGGTGGAGTGTTTGGGAAGAATCGGAGATCCCGAAACTAGATTATGTGATTCAGTCTTACGATACGGCATATAGTAAGAAAGAAACAGCAGATTATTCTGCGATTACGACCTGGGGTGTGTTTCAACCACACAAAGATGGGGAAGAGCACGTTATTTTGCTAGATGCAAAGAAAGGTCGGTGGAGTTTTCCAGAATTGAAAGAGGTTGCGAAAGAAGAAGCGGGTTACTGGGAGCCAGAATTAATGTTGATTGAGGCAAAAGCATCTGGTATATCTTTAGCAGACGAGATGCGACTAATTAATTTACCTGTTGCCACATTTAGTCCAGGCAGACGTAAAGGGGGTAACTTGGATAAGCTGACAAGAATGCATATTGTTTCTCCTATTTTCGAATCAGGAAAAGTATGGTACCCTGAAGGGGAGAAATATGCAGAGGATGTAATAGAAGAGGTTGC